CGCCAAAAATCCTTTTACCTCATCCCAGTGGGTATACAAAGCCGTACCTATAGCAATCACACCAGCAATCGCCGCCACCACTATACCAATCGGCCCTGTCAATGCNGTNAATGCCGCTCCTAATACTGGTAGCAACTTAATTATCTGTCCCACAATCAACAACACTGGCCCAAGTGCCGCCGCTAATACTCCAACTATTGCAATAACTTCCTTAATTGGGTCGGGTAACGCTATAAACCAACTCGTAAAATTTTGTAACAACTCCACTACTTTTTCGATAATCGGCGCTAATGCACTCTGCATTGCTGTTCCTAACTCCGCACCCGCTAACTTAAGATTGTTCATAGCAACCGTAGCCTTATCAATTGGATCCAACGTATCTTGAAATGTAGTAGTTACAGCGCCAGCTGCTCCTTCAGCCGCTTCAGCAAAATCTTCAAAGTTTAACACTCCCTTCTCTATCGCATTCAACATATAAGCTCCACCACGGGTGCCAAAGTATGTTGCCGCTATAGTTAACTTCTCTGTTTCGTCATTTGCACCGCGCATCTCCTTCTGCATCTTCGCTAAGCCTTCTTGTAAACTCAATCCTTCTTTAGCAAATCTGGACTGCGCTAATGTCAAATAGGACATCATTTTAGTAGCGTCAAACCCTTCTTGCGTCCAAGTTGCAAGCATCATTGTAGCTGTCTGAAAATCCAAGCCCAAAGCCTGTATCTGCGGTGCAAATCTTTGAATAGTAGCCGCTAACTCATTTATACTTACTCCAGTCCGTTGTCCTGCTACTGCTAATGTATCTAAAATCATCGGGATATCTTGTTCCTGCAAAATACCAAACTGGAACATTAACTTGGCTACAGCCTGTGTTGCTTCAGTCATTCCCATTCCCGTTATCTTTGAAAACTTTATTATGTATTCCGTAGTATCTTCAAGCGATTTTCCCGTATAACCAAACTGTGTATTTACTTCACCTATAGCGTCAGCTATCTCCTGCATGGAGGCTGGAACTGTTTGTGCAACCTTCTTAAACGAACCCTGTAAATCAGCTAATGCATCACCAGTCGCCCCCGTTTTTGTAACAATTAAGTCCATTCCTTCATCCACGCTCTTCCAAGCCGCCATTGCCGCTGTTTTTACTGCTGTCAATGGTAACGTTAAGCCCTTACTTAACGAGCCGCCTAATGAACTGATGGATTCGCCAGCTTTCTGCAAACCAGACATATTCTTCTGCACATTATCCAGCTCGGAAGTAACTTGCTTCATACCATTCTGAAACTCTTTTATGTCCGCACTAACGACTACCTTCAACTCGCTTGCATCAGCCATTATCTCACCTCCTTAAACTGGGATAAAAGCGCATTCCATTCTTTTTGCTTCTCTTCTGGCTCAATCCTTTTCGGCTTGCTCTTACCAAGCAATTTATCTGGAGTTATTGGCTTCTTCAACCTTCCCGTGTAACTTACTATTAACGATACAGCCCACGCCACAATTTGAAGCTCTTCTTCCTTATTACGATTAAATGCTTCTATACTCATGGATACTTCCTTAGGTGTAAGCCCCCAGAACTCATCATGTGATAAGCCAATTCTTAAAGCTGACAGGAGGAACGCATCCCAATCTATCGTTCCTCCCGCCGCCATTAGTTTTTTTCCTCTACTTCCTCATCGCTTGCAAACGCATAACGTAATGCTTCCGAAATACCTTCTACCGCTCTTTTTATGCCTATCTCATCAATTATCGTGTAAACACTTTCATCTGTTACCTTCGGGTTTTCGTGTATTAGCCCCGCCTTAAACATCTTCACCAAATCTGTCATTGACGCATCTGCTGAAACCTTCTTACCAATGTCATTTATACTCATGCCAAATTGCTGTTCCAAATACACCAAAGCCTTTGTTGTATACTTCAGCACATACACTCCATTATCTGTTTCAATTCGATACTCTCGCAACATGTAATTACCCCTCTGGCTCTGTCTTGCTTAACGGCCCTGTTCCTTGTAATGTCAAGCTATACGTTGCCGCATCATCATATGGAGCATCAGTATCAAAGCCGCTAATATATGCTTCACCATACAAAGGACTATTGCCCTCAGCTATCTCTACGAGCACTACGTCACCATTCATTGCCGCACTACGCAACAACGTGTATGCTGTATCATCCGGAACGATTAAACCATCACAACTGATAGACCACGTCCTGTAACTCGGTAAACTTCTACGCCATGCGGTATCTACTTTGTTCGTCAAATCAATGCTATCAGCTGAAATTGACAATCCAGCACCTCTTTGTCCACCTACAGCTACGTAACCTGAAGTATCCTTCACTTTTATAATGACATCCACGCCAAGTAATTCTGCCATTTTTCAAACCCCCTTTACACTTCTAATATTTTACAACTCAATCGCACAACCCCGTGCCTATAACCTTCAGGGTCTACCATGAACTGTAACAATTCAAGTCGGCATAGCACAAAGTCAAAGCCTTGCACTTCCAACGGCTCTGAAGTTAACGCCTCTAATACCGTTGAAGCCATCTCTTTTACTTCTGCCATGCCATTATACTCACTCCATATATGTAACGTTACAGATACATTCTGCCCATCTTTCAACTTCGTTCCCCAATCTGTCGCTATGTCTTCGCCTATCACCACATATGGAAGCTTCGCTCCTTCAGGTACACTATCATACACCTTTACCACACTCGACAACCTGTCATATATCGCCTTCTGCAGTGCTAACGATGGGCTAATCATTTTGCCTCCTTCAATATCTCAATCAACTTGTTAATGAACTTTGGCTGCTCCATCTCTGCCGCTGGTGTAAGGTATGGCCTCGCTCTCATCTTGAAAGTCCCGAACTCAACATACGGCGCATAAGGTATATTGGTATGAACTGTAGCTGTCAATCCCTGAAAATCCACCATGATACTGTTCCTCAACGTTCCCGTATCCACTGGACAAACCAACTTCGCATTACGCTGGATATTCAGACCTGCTTCGCCTACTGCTTCCTTCATTTTTTGCTCCGTCTTCTCGCTCAAATCTACCAGCTTTGCTTTTACCTGCTCTGCACCATCCAACTTAAATGCCACTCTGTCCATTATGGGGTCAACTCCTTACATTCCAGTTCTAACATCCTATGAGCATATTCCACATCTATGACCGCCACAATTTCAAATACCCTGCCATCATGTGTAGCCACACGCATGAACGGTTGAATGTCATTTCTGTAGCGTATCTTAATTTTGTATCGTATTTCACTTTCACTTTGCATTGCTGCAAATAATTCAGATCCAGATAATGGCTCTATACTTGCCCAAACAGTGCAGACATCTTCCCATGTTTTTGTGTAACCGCCATATCCATCAGCAGTACGCTTTTCCGCTTGTATTGTTACTTGCCTGCGTAGCTTTCCAGCTTCAACTGGTTTCATATTTTCAGCACCTTATACGGATTAAGCAATTGTTTTACTGCTTCTGGAAGTTCACTAGCACCTTCCCTATTTTCATACAAGTAACCAGTAAGCATCATTATGGCTTGCTTTATGTCAGCAGGCACATCTTCAGGATTGCCATAGCCTGCAGTATAGGTGATGATAATGTCGTCATCAAAGTTGCTTACTTCAAAAGAGCACGTTAGCATGCTTTCATCAAACAGCTTATATGCGCTACTATCAATTGTGAATTCGCCTGCTTGTATCGTTTCAATCTTTTGAACTGGTGGCCGTGGTAGTCTGAGCCTTGTCGGTAATGTGCTTATGCCCAGCTGCCATGTTTGTGTTATGAAAGAGCGTTGGGTATAATTTTCAGCCATGCTGGTAGCCGCTGCAATTAATGAGCCCAAAGACACAAGTTCGCTATTATCACTGTCTACACGTAAAAATACTGCAACATCTTGTGGATCTACTGGTGTTTCACTTGGAGCTGTTTTTCTTACCAGCCACATTTCTCTTTACCTCCGATGGCCCCTCAAGGCTTTTATCTTCTTCGGCAAAACCAGCTGCTATCCACTCTTTAGCAATATCGTCATCAATGTTAACTTTGGAGCCAGGCTGGTAAACCTGGCCCCCGTAAGATAATGTGGTTTTAATTCTGACCTTCATTATGACCCTTTAACCTTCAAAATCCTGAGTGCATCTGGCATTACAACTCCACCGCCAACCCTGAAGTGAACCTTGAAGCCTACAAGCCCGTATTCAGCATAAAGCTCATCCAATCTTTGCACAGTCATAGCGAGCCTGTCAACAATCATGTAGCCACTTCTGAAGTCTCCAAAAATTGCAAGTGGCTGCCCAGCAGCTAAAGTACCATCGGCTGCAGTCAGAGACTCATGGTTGTATATCGGATATCCAGCAAATGTTGGTGGAGTGCCTTCAGCTACTGCAGGCTGCCATAGATATACTCCCATGGTATCAGACTTGGCCAACCTAAGTACCATTTCTGTCTTCGGGTGCACAAGTAAGCTAGCATTCGCACGATATTCAGGGGCTACATCGTAAATCAGCCTAAACATATCATCCATAGCAAATGCAGCTGAAGCAGTCGTTGTAGTTGCTTGTACTCCCGCCGCCGCATCCAAAATGCCTTCAGGCTGCGAGTTAGTGTGGCCAGTACCAGCAACAAATGCTAAGTCTTCTGTGTGTCCAATTGCTCTGCTAAATCCATCTACAAGCATGCTCTGCAGAGAAACATCTGTATCCATAAGCTCATCTTCACCAATTTTGATTAGGCCATACAGGTCTTCTATCCAAATAGTCTTTTCGGCTGGCGTGAAACCACTAGATTCTGCAAGAGGACTAGAACCTGCCTCAAGCTTATTCCACGAAACCACTGGCTCGGTGATAGTTCTGATCCGTGCTCTATCCGTACCAATTTGCCTGATAGTGGCCAAACGCCGCATAATGGTATACTTCGGCAGAGTGGCAAAGATAGCATCCATTAATGCTTCAGGAACTAGTATTTCACCGCCAGAACCAACCGTTCCAGTTTCTACAAGTTTCTTCTTCTCATTAGGCTCTAATGCCGACAAGCCATGCCTAACATACTTATAAAATACTTCTCTCTTCTCATCTACGCTATCTGCTACACCTACCTGCGGCCTCTGTAATTTTGTCTCCAGCTCATCAATCCTTGCATTTATCTTTTCAGCAAACTCCTCAAATTCAGCCTTAGTATACAGCCCAGCTTCCTTGTCTTCAAACTTCTCCCTTAACTCCTTCACCAAACTCTGTAATTCCATTATCTTTTCGTCCATCATCTAACGACCTCCTTCAGACGTCGTAATTCTTCTAAAATATCGTCAAGAGCCTTGCCCTCATCCTTCGGCTCCTCTTCGCTTGGAGTGTCTTCCGACGGCTCCACTGCGGCAAGGAGTGCTTGCAGGGCCTCAATAGCTCTCTTGACCAACTCTTCATTCGTCCTGCTTAATACACGACCAACTTTCGTCTGGTGTTTTAACTCATCAGCTGCACCTATCACAGCATATAGCAACATGTCAACCGAGTTCTGCTTTTCTACCCACGGAGCTGTCATGTCCAACTTCGCATAGTACCTCTCTAAATGCCTTTTCAATGCTGGTATATCGCTATCGGGAACATCCACTCCACCACGTGCGCCTTGCAAAGCGGCAGCAGCAGCGAAAATAGCTCTTGGAACTGCTTTCAGTTCCCCACCAATTACATCAGCAATCGGCAACTTATACGATGTAAAGTTCTCTGGATTGTTTTCATCATACCAAAGAAATGCTTTACGATATTTGCCCCAGTCCGTAGTTTCTTTGTCAGGACCGCCTGCCCACTTTATCACTCTATTACGAGCCATCGCAGCGTCCCATTCGTACATCCTATCTGCCAGTGGTAAATCTTGGTATGGTACTACACTTTTAACGGCTACCACCTGTGCAGCTGGATTCATTGGGAACGTTACCAGCGACCACTCCCATAAGCGTATCTCTTTTAGTCGCCTAATAGATCCTTCCCAAACTTCTTTCACAGCATCATACCCGATGCTTAAGCCCCTTAATGCTCCTTGCTTTAACAGTGCATAAGCTTCTCTTCCTTTTGTAGTCTCTAGATTTAACTGCCCTTTCACTAGTAGGCCTTTGCCGTCTTCGTGAGCTTCTAACGTAACGCCTATCGGCTCCTTAGGGTCGTGCTGCCATAAGATGGGAAGACGTGGATTTTCGCTTAATGTTTTCTTGAATGCACCCGGCTCGATTATATCGCCGCCCAAGTCTACATTACCGAACACTGCCGCATATCCTTCAAATAGCCCCTCATCACCGATGGCTTTTACATCCAGTTTGAACTCTTTAGACTCCATTGTCTTACCCCCTTTCAAGCACTTCATATCCCAACGTGCACCTACAATTAGGGTGCAACGGAGGACAATCTATCGGCCCATCGAAACCATCGAATTGCTCATCTAATCCGATCGTCTCACCGTCCATTTCGCCACAAAACGGACATGTTCTCTCATCTTCCGCTGTGATCCACACTTTAACCACTTCGCCATTAAANTATCCTTCATCTCTTGCCACGCCAACTGCATCAAATTCACCNTAATTNTANGCNTANCTTATCTCCGTTCTTGCAATCCTAATAGAACGCACTTTGTGTAAATATTCGGCATACTTCTTTACCTGCATGTCTACCCGCTCATCGCTTAAACCTTCTGCCAGTAGCCTCTCGCGAAACCGCAGCAACGCTTTTGTATCCTTACCTGTTAAACCTACAACAGGCCTAATGTATGTTGCAAACTTCTGNGCACTCACTGGTTCATCTACCACAAAATGCCTGATTAACTCCTTCAANGCNTCGTGNTGTGTATCAGTTAATCTTTTTGCAAGCATGCCACCACGATTCTGGATAAACTCTTCAATCCTTCTGCCAGTAGGAGTGTATCTGAAGCTTCTGCCAGCATAAGAAGAGATATCACCAGCGACTGCAGTGCCCACATCTGTAAATGCTCTTTCCCATGTTGGAGTTAAAATATCTGTTACAAACCTGCTATAATCCTGTTGCCAACGTTGTATCCATTCTACAGATACTTCCCCCGTGGCCAATGCCTCTCTAATCTCCTTATATGTTATCGCATTAGCTTCTTCTTTCCAGTTATTCGTCAACCATCTTGCAACTTTAGGCTCTTCCTTGCTTAAAAAGCTTAACAACTTACCTTGAACATTTGTTCGGATAATGCTCCTTCTTCTGAACCCGAATGGTATCTCTTTCATTCTTCTGTTATGTCGTTCCCGCTTACCACTGCAAGTGGAATAAGATTGGCAGATACCAGTAGTAAATCAGCACCTTCCACTGTTTCATAGCCAAGCATCTCTCGTGCTTCATTTGGTGTAATTATGCCCGCCTTTACACCTTCAATAGCTCTCTGCCACATAGTTTGCCTATCTTCAGATAGTGCCTCAATTTCATCTTTATCATAATCTATAAATACGCTGCTATCACCGAATTTTGGCACAAGCCAATTATTAAGCTCTGCCTTCATCCAATCCATTAATGGGAGAATGGTTTCTTCGTAAAATGCCTTTCTACTTTCCTGCCAATTGGAATACGTTTTATTCTCGCTATCGCCTATCAATTCTGGTGGAACACCAAATGCTATAGCTATCTCACGTGCACTTAATTTCAAACCTTCCAGCCATGCTATTTCTTGTGCGTTAAGGCCCATTTCCTTCCAATCAAGACCACCTTCAAGTAAAAGTGGCCTGCCTGCATTCCTTGCTCCAGTGTAGTAGCGTTCAATATCTTCCTTCAACCGTTCAAACTGTGCCTCGGTTAATGTTTGTTCAGTTACCAATGCACCTGGTGGCCGTGCCATGTTCTGAAGTAAGGCTACATTCCACGCTCTGCTTTCATTGTTCTGATCAATAGACCGAGCCGCTGCTTCAATTGGGCTCATGCCATACCAATCATTTAACGGATTAAACGTTTTCAAATGGAGAATTTGCTCTGGAGTGAACTTTACTGTTTCGCCGTTTACTGTGTATTCATAGCCACCAACTAACTGCGTGCCATCACCTGGTAATACTCTCATCCTATCAGGCCGAAGCACATATAACTCCCTTGGTGCTCCTCGTTCAGGTCCTACTGCCTCTATGTAAGCATTACCAGAAAGCATTAAGTAACCAGCTACATCTTCAAAAAATGAGCTGCCACCTTGCCATGGATTAGGCCTCTCTAATATATTCCTTAATGGATGATTAGGT